TTTATTTGTATTTTATAGTTAACTGCGTTGGCTAGTGTTTTAAGCTCAGCCATAAATTGTGCGGCCTGTCCGGGCTGTTGTCTTACTCTCAGCTCGATCTCTGCGGGCGTATAGCTCGACCTGATATTAAAGTTAAAGATCGAGCAAAACTCTTTGATGCCAGCATCACAAAACCCAAGAGACTTGCAAAGCGACCAGCTAATTTTTTCACCAGTGATTTTTTTTGATTGTACTCTGATCTTATTGTGCAGACCACTAATTAGCTTTGCTCTGTCTTTATCGTGATAGATCATGCCCATCGGGGATTCGATCACATAGTCTATGTGCGTTGAGAGCAAAGTTCTTGAATATATTTTATAGCCTCTTTTGACATGCAAGAGTTTAGCGTCGTACGCACGATTTAAGCGTATTTTCAAACTGTCGTGTGGTTTTTTGGGCGCCATACCAAAGCCTATGATTGCTTTAGCAAGATAATCACCGGCCCAGGTTTTAACTTGATAAACTTTGGTTGTGACCGACTTTTTGTTGTGCTTTTTAAAAATAAGCCTGCGGTTTTCTACCGTTACAGTTGGCCCATATTTTTTATGATAGCCATTGGAGTACGGATATGATTCAGCTTCATACCATGCTTTCTGTACCCAAAATTTACCGATTTTTGTCAGATCTGATATGTCTGAATGTATCGGTAAGCTAAAAATCTTGCGCGGATAGCCTTGCTCGATGTCTCGCTTATAAAGCTTTAAATTCTCTAAAAAAATATCGACAACTGCCTGTCGCTCTTGATGCGACATGTGTCTTGGTAAATTGTTGCTGGCCAGCTGGTCTGCGACTACTGTATGATAGTCTCTCTTTTTACTTTTTAAGCGTTCCTGGTCTGCTTTGATCGCTTTAGCACCAGGGCGCCCAGATCCGTCAAAGTTTAATTTTTCTTTGATCGTTTTTAATTTATTATACTCAGTTAATGCTTTCATTTTGTATCTCCCATTCTTTTATAGCTGCTGATTTTGCTTTTTTGCATAGAGCTTGATAATCAGCAAATGATGTTGCTTTTACTCTTTAGTCAAGTAATTTAAATGCTTCAATGACATCACTGCGTGTAAAATTGTCGTCAACAATTAGCTCGTGTATCTTTCTGCCGACGATCTCTAGCTCGGTTTTATTTGATAGAGCCTGCATGGCTCTTGCTTTGTACTGCGTGTCTTGCCATTCTAGCGACCATCTGACCGCTAGTTTGCCTAATTTAACGAACTTCCTGTTTACTACAACTTTTCCGTCTTTCATTTTATTACTCCATGTTTTTTGTTTTGCTTTAGTTTGCTTAGCTGTCAAGTAAAGTATATACATCGCTTATATATATGTCAACACTTTTCTGGTAACTTTTCTGGTAACTTTTCTGGTAACTTTTAAAAAAAAGCTTGAGATATACTAAGCGACATGTTATAAAAGCTATATAAAGTCAGTAAATCCGCAGTACCAGCAGTATTCAGCAGTTATTTCCAGGAACCAAAAAATCAATAAAATCAAAAAATCACAGTAGTTTAGTCAGGTTTTCTAATTAAACGGTGTTTAATTAAACTCAAGCAATAGTTGTGCCAAAAAAAATAAACTTAAATAAAATCAATGGTTTAGTCAGGTTTTCTAATTAAACGGTGTTTAATTAAACTCAAGCAATAGTTGTGCCAAAAAAAATAAACTTAAATAAAATCAATGGTTTATAAACTCCAGGGGCCCCTGACTTATCATTTTTGTTACGGCTAAAAAAGAGCCCGGAATATGGCTAATTATGAAAATTTTCAAGTAATGTAGTCCTTCCCAGAGGTTATATTAAATAGATAATCAATATGACAATTGAGATAACAAAGCAACAGGTGGCGCAAATTTTAGATTGTGACGTAAGAACCGTTACGACTTATCAAAACCAACAAATAGACCCGCTACCGATGTTATCAAAAGGCAAGCGTGGTACACAGAATATATATGACGCGGTTGCTATCCATAGATGGGATCTCAGGCGACAGTCACAGAAAGAGTCAAAGGAGGATGAGGCTAACGAGTTGCTGCCGTTAGATTTTGAGAAGTGGAGGAAAACAAAAGCCGATGCTGATGCTCAAGAAATGAAGAACCTCATAACAAAAAGAGAGCAGGCTCCGGTTGTGCTGCTTGAGTTTGCAATATCTAATTTTTCAGAACAGGCTAAATCATTATTTGAGTCAATACCATTAAAGGTTAAAAAGAAACTACCGCACCTCAGAGCGTCAGAAATAGAAATGGTAAAAAGGGAAATAGTAAAAATACAAAATGCAGCAACAAAAATCAGAATTGATTGGACAAAACTCGAAGATATCCATTGACGAATCTTTAGAGAACGGCTTAAGAACAATGCATGTTCAAGAGCCGATGAAACTATCTGAATGGGCTGAAGAAAATTTTTATTTATCTCCTGAGAGCTCCAGTATTAGCGGCGCATGGGAAAATATACCCTATCAAATAGGGATCATGGATTGTATCTCTAATGATGATATAAGAACGATAACCTGGAAAAAGAGTGCGCGTGTTGGATACACAAAAATAATAGTCGCTGCGATAGGTTATTTTGCGGAACATAAAAAGCGTTCACAAGTCGTTTACCAGCCGACCGATTCAGATGCTGAAGATTTTGTGAAAGATGAAATTGACCCGATGATAAGGGATGTTCCAGTAGTCAGGAATATATTCCCTTACTATGGGAAGAAAAATAAAACCAACACATTAAGCAAAAAGGTATTCAAAGGTTCAACGCTAGATGTATTAGGTGGAACCAGTTCGCGCAATTACAGGCGATTGACAAAGGATGTCGCCATACTTGACGAGCTAGATGGATTCGTAAATGATGTTGGCGGTGAGGGGTCAGCAACATCATTAAGTGATGCCAGGTTAACGACTTCAAGCTTTCCAAAGTCAATTAGGGGATCAACACCAAGGATTAAGGAAACGAGTCAAATAACCGCTTCTTTAAATGAGGCTGATGTGGTTCTCAGATACCATGTGCCATGCCCGCATTGCGATGAAATGCAATATTTAAAGTGGGGTGGTGATAAAGCCGCTTTTGGTATGAGGTGGAAAGATAATAACCCGGCAACAGCGCATTATTGTTGTGAACACTGCAATGGATCATTTGAATATCGTATTTTATCTGAGCTATTAGAAAAAGGCCAATGGCGATCTGAGGATGGCGTGGCGTTAGAAAATGAATTGTTTTACCAGGAGGGAAAAATAATTGATGCGCCTGAGCATGTAGGCTTTGAATTATGGGCTGCATACTCTATTTTTTATTCCTGGTCTCAATTGGTTGCAGAATACCTCAGGGCTGTAAAAGATAGTAAGGAAGGGCAAATTGGAAAATTAAAATCATTTGTCAATACCAGACTGGGTGAGTGTTGGGAAGAAGATCCCACAGAAAAAACAAATCCTGATAATCTTTATAATAGACGAGAGCATTATGATGCCCAGGTTCCAGATGGTGTTTTATACCTGGTTTGCGGTGTAGATACTCAAGATGATAGATTTGAGTATATTGTCAAAGGATATGGACTCCATGAGGAAAGCTGGGATATTGATTTTGTTCGGCTATACGGGGATTTATCCAGAGGGCAAATCTGGGCTACACTAGCTGAGATGCTACGCAAAACTTATAAGCGCCGGGATGGCTCAGAATTAAGTATCGATACAGTTTGCATTGATTCAGGTGGGCATTATACCGATGAGGTTTATGGTTTTAGCAAAAAGAATGGTCTCCGGTGGATTATTCCCATTAAAGGATCTAGCTACCCTGGAAAACCAATAGCTACGTTTCCAAGGAAAAAGACCGCAAAAGGTGTTTATTTAACCGAGGTTGGTACAGACAATGCTAAAAACACTATTTATCAGCGGTTAAATATTCTTGAGCCAGGGCCAGGGTATTTTCATTTTCCGATTAATGAAAGCTTTGATGAAGATTATTTTAATCAATTAGTCTCTGAAAATAAAAAATTATCATTCAGCAGGGGCAGGAAAACTTTTGTTTGGGTTTTACCTAAAGGCAGACGCAATGAATCTTTGGATTGCAATGTTTATGCCCTGGCCGCGCTAAGAATTGCAAAGCAGCACAAGGGCATTAATTTAGAACATTTACATTCAATTCTTTTAAGCCAAAAAGCTAATATTGAATTGAAAAAAACTAAATTTAACAGGACAAGGTTTAAATTTTAATTATGGCATATATACAAGCTGATTTGGATGCAATTAATTCTGCAATAGCCTCTGGAGAAATGGAAGTTTCATATAGAGATAAGCGAATTAAATATCGTAGTATTGATGAATTGATTAGTGCTAAAAATCTAATCCAGGCTGATTTAAACGCACAGAGCAATGTTAGGCCAAATAGACAACTACGTGTAAACGTTGGAAAAGGAATTTAATTAATGTCTAGTTCATATGAAGCCGCCGGTAACGGAAGACGCTCTGGCAACTGGTATGCACCAAGCACAGGCCCGAATAGTGCCTTAATGCCTGATTTTGTGAATTTACGCAATAGAAGCCGCGCTGGAATAAGAAATAACCCCTGGATATCACGAGCTATAGATTCACTGGTAGCTAACGAGATTGGGACAGGGATTATACCCAGGAGTTGTGCTTCAGATGCAGATATCCGCTCTATCATTAATACTCTTTGGGCTAAGTCAGAAAGAGAGTTTGATGTTGAAGGTAACCTTGATATTTATGGGTTGCAAGCGCAACTAGCCAGATCAAGGCGCACCAGCGGGGAAGTGTTTGTCAGAAGAAGAAGGCGGGCAATCGGCGATCTGGCTGTACCTATTCAGTTTCAAGTTTTAGAGTCTGAATTTGTTCCGCATTCCAAAAATGAAACCCTATCCAATGGCAATAAGATTGTTGCAGGGATTGAATTTAATAAAAGAGGCAAGCGTGTTGCTTACTGGATGCATACGTCACACCCAGGGGATGATAATTCATACATTAGCGAACCAATTAGAATTAGATCCAGTGATGTAATACATCATTTTTCACCATCAAGGCCCGGCCAGGTGCGCGGAGAAATAGACGGATCACGCAGTTTATTAAAAGCGTATACATTTGATAGCTATGATGATGCGGAGCTTGTTAGAAAACAAACAAGAGCACCCTATACGGGATTCTTATCGAGAGAAAAGTTTGATGAAAACGATTATAAATTCAATCCTTTCACTGGTGAGGCGATAGAAGAAGATTCAGACGGAGTACCAACGTTAGACGCACAACCAGGAACCATCCTTAGTGGTCTGCCAGGTGAAAAGCTAGATCTATTTAATGGTGACGATGGCGGAGAAGGCTATGCTGATTTTATGCGTCAGCAATTATTAGCGATTGCATCAGGTTATAACATACCCTATGAATTACTTAGCGGTGATTGGAGCAAGGTTAATGATCGCCTGGTGAGATCAATTCTTAATGAGTTTCATAGACATATCGAGATGGCGCAAGATCACTTGGTTACACATCAGATTTGTAACAGAATTTGGCTATGGTGGATGGATGAGGCTGTTTTATCCGGTGCTATTAATTTACCTGGTTATGCTGAAAATAAATTAGATTACCAATCCGTAGAGTGGAGACCACAGGCATGGCCGTATGTACATCCTGAGCAGGATGTTAATGCCAAAATCAAAGCTATTAATGCGAGCTTATCGAGCCGTGATGCAGAAGTAGCGAAAACCGGATGGGATGCTGAGGAAATTGATAGACAAAATGTCGAGTCTGAAAAAAGACTTAAAACACTAAGGGAGTCAGCAGGATTAAGCGATGAGCAGGACGAGAAGATCCCTAAAGTTGATTCACATTACAGTGAAATTATAAATAAAATGAACTCCCTGGCTGAGAAGCCAGGCAAGCCAGATCAGCCGGTTATAAATGTTGATGCGCGTACCACTGTTAAAAATTCGCCACAACCAATCAATGTTCATATTCCAGAAACAAAAACGCCAGATATTACGGTAAATGTTGAGCCAGATGTTATTAATTTGAATACACCGGATGTTGTAGTTCCTGAAACTATCGTTAATATTCCTAAGAGTGAACCGATTGTGAATATAGCACCTACTGTTGTTAATGTTGATGCACCAACAGTAAACGTTGAAATACCAGCGAGAAAGACAGAAACGACCATTGCCAGGGATTCATCGGGAAATATTGTGTCGGCAACGCAGATAGAAGATAACGCATGACAGATAATATTAATGTAAAGCCATCAACCGATCAAAGCTCTGTATCTATTGCTACAGATGTAATAGACAGCGTACATTATCCAGTTTATAAATTAGCCATAGGGAAAGATGGGGTAGCTAATTTAATAACCGATGATGGCATACCCATTTATTTTACAGAAGTAATGAAGGCGCATAATAATGAAGTTGTGCAAGCGATTAATAAATTAGAGAAGCAACTTAAAATTATGAATATGCACCTATCAATGATCACAGATAACGAAGTCACAAAAGCGGAGCTAGAGTAATGAGTGAAACGATTAAATCAGGTGATTCTGGTTATATAGCAAAGGTTGATAGTAACAACCGATTATTTGTTGATTCAAAATCTACATTTGCAGAGGAGGTTGCCGCATATCGGGAAAACTCCTATATTTGGCATGGTAAATGCCATTTAGCTGCCGGTACTTCAGGCGGATTGATGTCATTTACTTTGAATGATCCAAACTTCGCCTATGCAATTACACGAATGTATTTTGATGCTTATACGCTAACTAACGACATCCTCATTCATCAAGTTAAAAACCCAACGCCATCCGGTGGAACAGATGTTTCATTGACGAACATGATTAACAAAAATTTCACGTCTGGACAAACTCAGTTTGGAACATTGAAAATATCAGATGCAACCTCTGATATAACTTATACAGGTGGTGAAGATTATCACTCGTTTGTTATTGGCAGTAAGGAAAAAATACACCGAAGCATGAATGGTACGAACGTCTTGAGCAATAACAATACGATTGTATTTGGATGGGAGACATTAGGCGGCGGCACATCCGGCGATGGTGTAGATGCTACTCACACGGATATTATTTCACTTTCAATAAATGGCTATAGAATCCCAGTAGAGGAGCTAGATTAATGTTAATCAATGATCCAGATGGGGATACATTAAGAGTATCCAAAGACCACAGATTACACACGGTTTCGGTTGTTCAAACAGACGTCAATGCATTGGCTGAGGCAGGTACTGCTTGGACATTAGCATTTACTCAAGCGGCGGCGGATGCTACCGATAATGTAGTTTTCCATATTAAAAATAACGACTCAAAGCCTTTTGAATTAATGCGGCTATTAACGTCAAATGTGATAGCTGGCACGTGGTCAGTTGAATATGGCAGAGAATATTCAGCAGGTGGAACGGCTATGACGTTGGGACAGCTTAATGTTAAAGGTGGTAAGTCGCACGATATATCCGCATATTATGGTCAAGATATTACATTAACGGGTACGGCTAAAGACATTTATTATTTCAGATTAAGTGCAGATACACCTTATGACTTGTTGAATTATGCACCTATTGTTATACCGCCATCGGGTACGGTATCAGTTAGGTTTAATGCTGATTCAGGTACACCTATTATGACATTTTCAGTAGTATGTCACGGTGAAAACCCATGGGACTAACCAATGACTATTAAAGTTGTATTAGCTGATCCAGATGGCGGTGCTGCTCACTTTGAAGATTATCGGGTTAATAGCTCTGATGCGCGTTCTCTATCGGTAACGAGTATCGCGCAATCCCATGGAGCATGGAAATCAACTAATGGCTCAACAGCGGCTATAACAGCAGTAACATCTCCTGACAACGGAGGATCTATTGCTATTACTGACATTATGCTTTCAACTGAGAAAAAGACCAGCGGAGAAGTTGAATTAAGATTTACCGATGGAACGAACACTATTATATTATTCAGAGCACTTTTAACCCAATTCCCTGTTCAAATTAACCAGGGTATCGTTGGATTAATGAAAGGTTGGAAGGATGCAAGGGTTGAAATTGAGACAGTCCAAAACTTTGAATACTCAATCACAATAGGCTACATAAAATTCAAAGAAGGGCTGGATTACTCAGAATGGGACGCTAGAAGATGACTGAGCTAATGGGCCCAGGTTTTTTTATCTTCTTTCAAACTGAGGAGTTTATACCAGAAGCAGATAGTGTTTACACAACTAGAGTATTACCTGATGTATATATTAGGCCATCGGATAGTTTTAAACAGGAAAATGAAGCGGCTTTATTATTAATAATGCTGAAATAAAACAAATGACAACAGGAGGATCTAAATGTCATTTTATGAAATTACAAACAACAAGGGTGATAAAACAGCGAAGATTGATATCCATAGTCAAATTGGTGTTAACTGGTTTGGAGAAGGTGTTGAGTCGCAGGGTTTTATTGATGAGTTAAACGCAATTGGAAAGGTTGATAAATTAGATGTTCATATCAATAGTACCGGTGGCAATGTTAGCGATGGTGTGGCTATCTACAACACGCTAAAACAGCATAAAGCGAAGGTTACAACTTATGTTGACGGCTTAGCGGCCAGTATTGCTTCAGTCATAGCTATGGCAGGCGATGAAATTATTATGCCTCTGGGTTCAACCATGTTTATTCATGATCCGCTTACCTGGTCGATAGGTAACGCTGATTATATGCGCGATACAGCGCAAGAGCTTGATAAAATCAAAGATTCCATTATTGATATTTACGCTAATCAAGCAAGCATAAGCCGTGATGAAATTTCAGATCTAATGAGCAAGGAAACAACCATGACAGCAGATGAGGCCCTGGCGTTTGGCTTTGCTACCAAGGTTGAAAAATACGAAGATGGGAAGTTTATGAATGGGACGGTTTTCAACAAGGATGATATGAAATCACAGGTTATGCTAATGGCATCTGTTGAAAGCAGTGAAAAAACTATCAAGTCACTGCAAAGCAAACTGGCCCAGGCAAATAAAAAAATCTCTGAATTTGAAAAGAAACCTAAGGCAGCCGATGCAAAAGAAATTATTGCCTATTGTAAGCAGCATAATGTTGCTGATCTGGCTAATACATTAATTGAGTCAGACAGCACGATGGATGCAGTGAAGATTAAGGTTAATCTCGCATCACAGGTATCTGATATTTGCGCTGCTGCCAATATAGATTCAACACGGATTGTAGCCAGTATACATTCACCGGTTGAAATGCTGCAAAACGCACTAAATGCTCAAGCAGTGGCACTTGATAGTGATATTGACAATCATCTTCAAGACAAGCAGGACGAGGATGGATGGAATAAAGCTAGAGAGAAAGTTAATTCTATGAATAGCATGTTTAAATAATCTTTAAATAATTGATGAGGAAATAAATAATGACAACATTAACAGAAGGACAAGCAGCAGGAGAATTTATTGTCAGCGAAAGCGGCACTTCTCGTGAGGCGGTAACTGTTCTAAGTGGTGAAAACCTTGATGCCGGTGAAGTAATTGGCAAGGTAACTAGAGCAGTGGGTGGTGCAGTAGCAGTATTGACTGGCACTGGTAATGGAACAATGACAAACATTAAACCCGGCAAATTAGCAAAGCCTGGCGCTTATACTGTTACATGCACCACGGCGGTAACTAATGGCGGCGTTTTTAGCGTCACTGACCCCGATGGTAACGCATTGCCAGTATTAACATTAACGGTAGGCGCGGGCGCGGCTACTACTTATACATCTGATGATATTGTCTTTACCGTCACTGATGGATCGACTGATTTTGTCGCAACAGATGAGTTTGTAATCACATTGAGCACTACTGTACCGGTTGTTACCGGAACGGGTGATGGTGTAATTACATTGTTAACAATGGGCAAAGAAACAAAGCGTGGAACATATATTGCAACCTGCACAGCCGCTGCCACCAATGGCGGTACATTTGTTGTGATTGATCCGGACGGAAATCTGGTTGGTGAAGACTTTGTATTATCAGCAGGCGCTGGTAACACGACAGCTTTTTCCAGTAATCAAATAAACTTTTCCATTACGGACGGTTCAACAGACTTTGCCGCAGATGATTACTTTAATATTGCTGTTTATGGCGGCACTGATAAAGTTGTTGAATGGGATCCAACTGCTGTTGATGGCAGAGAAGATCCCGCAGGTGTGTTGTTTGATGCTGTTGATGCGAGTGCAGCCGATACTGCTGGTGTTATTATTGCCAGAAATGCTGAGGTAAGCGCTAGTGACTTACAGTATGCCGCAGCCATAACAGCCGCACAAAAAGAAGTCGCTAAGACACGTCTTTCAGCCGAACTTAGCATTGTTGCAAGATAAAGGAGAATTTAGTAATGGCAACTTTAGATATTTTTAATAGTGATGCATTTTCATTGCAGACAATGCTTAAGAGCGTTGAGAGCAATGATTTTTTACCAACAAGATTGGGCGATATGGGTGTATTTACACCTAACCCGGTAAGAACGGAAGTTGTTTCCGTTGAGAGTCGTGACGGTGTTTTATCACTGATCGCAACCTCCGAGCGTGGAGCGCCTTTATCTCGTTTTGAATCTTCAAAGCGGAATATCAGGGATTTTAGAACAACACGTATTGCAGAAGGTGATCGAATTACCGCTTCAGAATTAGCGAACATTAGACAGTTCGGCACTGAGTCTGAATTACTTCAGGTTCAAACTGAAGTGCAAAGACGATTGTACGGCCCTTCAGGTATTTCTAGTAAAATAGATTTAACCCTGGAAAATATGCGTTTAGGTGCAATACAAGGTATTGTCTATGACTCTGATGGAACAAGTGTGATCCGCAACTGGTTTACAGAATTTGGCGTTACACAAGCAAGTGAAATCGATTTTGACTTGGACGCTGCCTCTCCTGCTTCAGGTGCGGTTCGTAAGAAGTGTAACCAGGTAGTTCGCGCTATGCAACGAGCGGCTAAGGGTGTGTGGGTTCCAGGTGGCACACGTATTCATGCCTTCTGTGGTGATAACTTCTGGGATGATTTAACTGCCCACAGTGAAGTTAGAGAAACCTACTTAAATACTCAGCAAGCTATGGATTTGCGTGGTGGTATGGCTTTTGAGTCATTCAATTATGGCGGTATTACCTTTGAAAACTACCGTGGTACTGATGATGGTTCAACTGTAGGCATTGCAACTAATGAATGTAAGTTTTTCCCTGTTAATGCTCCGGGTGCATTCCTGGAAGTATTTAGCCCTGGTGAACAGTTTGAGCACTTAGGCCAATTGGGTTCAAAGATGTACCCAATGATTGTTCCTGATCGGGATCGCAATACTTATGCCGATATTGAAGCATACACTTATCCATTGCATGTATGTACCAGACCAGGCATGTTACAAAGAGCTAAGCGCACTTAATTTAATGGTGACAAGGCCCTTTATTAGGGCCTTATTATTTCAATATGACAAATATATTTGACAAAATATCTAAAAGAGCACTGGATGTAATGTCCGATCGATCGGATGGGGCAGGGCTTTATGACAATGGTGTGGATACACCTGTATCAATCAGTGCTATTTTAAATAGGGATGTCGAGCTAATTGGGGACGATGGCGGTGTTTTCACAGAGAACACAATTGATATACCATCGATGAAAACAGTTATCGGTGCTTCCATTACTTTGGGTAGCCGAGCCTGGATAGTGGGCAGAACAATATCTGATGATGGAAGCACTAAGGTAGTAATAGTTGAATGACAACGGTAAGAGTTTCACTTAAAAATATAGATCAAATGATTAATACTATGGATCCTGATATTTTAAAGAAAGCCGTGTTTTCAGCAGGTAAGCATACTTCTGGTAAGATGCAGACACAAATCAGTAAAAAAACCCGCGAGCGTTACAATATACCAGCAGGGGCACTCAGTAAAACAAGCAAAAAAGTTTCCATTCGATTAAAGCAAACTCCAGAGGGTATTCTGTTAACCTACGCTGGAAAACGGCTTTCTCCGTTTGATTATAAAGCAACCGTTAGTAAGGCCAAGTTTAATAAAGCCAATTATCTTTATAACTCGGTATCGATGAAGATTTTAAAATCCAAGCGGAAGAAGAAAATAAAAGGGGAATATGGACATGGCGCATTTAACCCGATCAGTAGGAAGGGACCAAGTAAATTCAAGGGTGTTGTTTTTGAAAGGATGCTTAAAAAAACACTGCATGCTGATCACGCTGATGGATCAATTCAAAAAGGTCGCTGGACATCACTGCCAGTAAGAAAGGTAACTACTCCGGCAGTTCCTCAATTGGTTGGTAATGAGGAGGTCAAAGGCATGGTGGAGAAGGAATTTGAAGGTATGCTAGATCAGCGTTTTACCCATGAAATGAGTTATTACTTAAGAAAGGCCGCAGGAGCTTAAGATGAGTTTAATCAATGATCTAATTACTTATATCTGTGAAAATTCATCCACGTTTAACACTATTGAGCACGCCTGGTCTATGCAGCCATTTGATGATCCAGAAAACAATGCTCCTGCTTTATTGCTTTTCCCAGGGAAACAAAAAAGTAGCGATAACCGATCTGAAATTTGCACGGTACAAGAATGCAACAAAGATATTAATATTTTTATCATTGCTGAGATCTCTGAGTTAGAAGCCATTATTGATGAGGTTAATAGCTTGGTTCAGGGGTGGCAATACAACAGTAATCATTTACCAATGATGCATTTAGAAGGCGATCCACAGGAGATAAAAGGTAAATACATTTGGTTTTTAGAAACCTATACGACTACTTATCAGCGTAGATCATCTTAATAATCAAAATTTTCTTATTTTAGGAGAAAAAAATGTCAAAAAAAGGCGGTAGTTATTTAATTAAAGAGCCAGGTGGAAAACCTGTTCTAGTTCACCGAACCAAAAGTCAGGCGGAAGCTGATGCTGAAGCAAAAAAGGTACTTAATGAAAAAGGAGTGAAAAATGAAGTCAAAAAGTAAGGTGCTTCTAGCTAAGATAGAGGTAACAGAGGATACCGATCCAACTCCTGTGGGTACTGATGCGGTATTAACCACTGGGCTAAATGTTGATATTTACACCGGGAATACAATTAGTCGTGATTTTGACCGAGCGACACTTGGTGCTTCAGAAGTTATCAATACGAACCCGCATAATAGTTTAAGCTTTGATGTAGAGATGCAGGCTTCATCAACTGCAGGAACGGCGCCTGCTTATGGCCCTGTTTTGCGTGCGTGCGGGCTTTCTGAGACAATTTCAGCAGGGGTTAGTGTAACTTATGCGCCTGTTTCATCTGGCTTTTTAAACTTCGATCAGCATAGTCCATTAAAGCAGAAATTCCTGCCACTCGAAGGGTATGAACCAGAGAAAAACCATATTTTTGAGCCTGGGGCCCAAGTGCTGCAATAAATAGATCTGGAGTGTCTCCCTGTTGGATCTCCTGCT